CTGTTCCATTCGCTCCCCCGGTGCGTTGTTTGAGATGGCTTCACTTTGCCCCCCGCAAACGCCTTGCACCAGCTGCAAACCTGCCATTTGTTTGGCCCCCGGTTTTCCCGCCCGCCAAGGGGCCATCCAATGAGCCGCCGCAATTGGAAACGCTGGCAACCCGCCACCCTGCGCGATGCGCTCAAGGGATGCAAGGACTTCGCCCTGGAGCGCCACAACCTCAGCGTCGAGCGCATCGCCGAGCGCATGGGCCTGGAAGACCACTGGTCGCTCTACAAGTGGATTGCCAACGGCCGCATGCCCCTGGTGCTGGCGCCTGCCTACGAGCATGCCTGCGGCATCAACCTGGTGGCCCGCTGGATGGCCGCGACCGACGGCAAATTGCTGGTGGATATCCCCAAAGGCCAGCAGGCCCAGGCCGCCGACATGGTCGAGCTCAACACCGGCTTTGCCCAGGCGCTGCAGCTGCTTACCGACTTCTACCAGGGCGCAGGCAAGGCCGACGCTGCCGCCACCCTGGACACCTTGCGCAACCACCTGCAGCAGGTGGCGGCGCACCACCACAACGTGGCTGCCTACGCCACACCTGAACTGGAGTTTTGAGCATGGACTACTTCGACCAGATCGCGACTGGCGTGCGCCCGCAGCCACCCTCACTCAGAGACATTCGGACGGTTCAACCCAGCACCGACAAAGAGCTGCAGCTGAGTTACGCCCTCGCCAAGAAGGTGCCCGACATGCTGCACCGCGGCTTCACCATCGAAACCAGCTACGGCGAGATCGTGATCGAGCCCGGCCGCCATGCCGATGCCATCGCCGCCACCGTGCGCCGCGCGCTGGAGATCCAGCTCAAGGCTGCAGTGCTGGCCCGGCGCGATGCAGAGATAGACGGGCGGTGCGCATGAGCCACGACAAAGACAAAGCCATGTGCCACGTGCAGGCCGCACTGCGCCTGGTGGCGCAAGAGATAACCCCGTGTCCCCGCAGTCCCGAATGGAAGCGCGGCGCCCGTGATGCCATCTGCAAGGTGTTTGGCGTGCCCAGGGAGGGCAACCCCTATGCCTGCGGCACTGCGCAAGACGACGCCTGGCGCGCGGGCTTCCATGTGGGCCATGTGCTGGCCGGCGAAGCGATGGCGGCCACAGCATGAGCGAGAAGACCTACCCCCTGGCAGGCCCCATTCGCAAAACCTGCGAGCTGTTCAGGCTGCTCGCCGGCCACGAAGTGCTGGGCCTGGCGCCGGGCGAAATCGCCAAGGGCCTGGGCGTGCCGCCCAGCTGGGTCAGCCAGAACCTGCCCGCGCTGGAGGCCGAGACCGGCTTTGTCGAGCGCGTGGCCGACACCAACCGCTGGCGCCTGAGCGTGCCCTTTGTGCGCATTGCCACCACGGTGGCCACCAATCTGAACGCCGCCAAGCGCCAGCTTGACGACATCAGCACCCGCTATTCCGTCCCCCTGTAACCCAACTCGAAGAGAACTTCATGGCTCGCAACGCAACCCCAGCCCCCGCATCCAAAGAACCCGTCTTCCTTGAAGACGCCATTGCCGAGAACATGAGTGCAGCCAACACGCTGGCGCTTGCAACTCTGGAGAAGAACGAGCGCGTAAGCGCGCTGGCCTTGCAGCTCAACTACCAAGGTTCGACGGACATTGCCTCGTTAGAGAACTCGGCCCGTGACGCCATCCGGCGCATTGGCATGGCCATCTTCGAGCTCGGTGCCTACCTGCTGCTGCTCAAAGAGGGCTGCAAGCACGGGGAATTCATGTCCGTTTTGGTGGGACTCAAGCTGGAAGAGCGCGCCGCGCGGCAGTACATGCAGGTAACGCGGCGCTTCTCAAATCGGCAGACGTCTGCCGATTTGAATGCCCTCGGCGTATCCAAGCTCACGGAAATGCTGGTGCTCGACGATGAGCAAATTGAAGAACTGACGGAGCTTGGACAAACTGGCGAACTGGCCCTGGACGATGTCTCTGGCATGTCGGTGCGGGAGCTGCGCGCCGCAGTCCGCAAAGAACGCCAGGAAGCCGCAAAACAAAAGAACCAGGTCGATCGCCTGACCACCGTCAACACCGAGCTGCACGAAGAGGTGCGCCTGATCAGGCGCCTGCCCGCCAGCGAAGAGCTCAAGCGCACCCAGCGCGAGGCGGCAGACATCCAGGCCGAAACCATGGGCATGGTGCAAGGGAGCTTGCGCCACGCCCTGATTGCCCTGAACAACTGCGAGCAGGACCAAAGCCTGGTGATGGCCGGCATGGTGGGCCAGGTGATTGCCGAACTGGTGGCGCTGCGCAATGAATTCAACCTGCCCGAGGTGGGCGGTACACCCGAGTGGGAGCGCTGGGCTGCTGCGCAAGACGCCAACGTGCCCAACTTAGTCGTCAAAGCCAACTGAACCCCCGCCAGCATGAGCCCCGTCATGAACCCTGCGCTGATCGATGCGCTGCTGGACGTGCAGCGCCGCGCTGCTGCCGCAGGCCATGGCGGCAAGCAGGCCATTTACGACGCGGCCTGCCAGCACCTGGGCCTCTCGCGCGCCACGCTCATGCGCCGCCTCAAGGACACCATCGTGAAACCCCAACGCAAACGCCGCAGCGATGCAGGCGCCACCAGCCTCACCCTGGCCGACGCGCAGCGCCTGTGCCAGCAAATGATGCAGGGCTACCGCGCCAATGACAAAAGCATTCAGGCGCTCAAGCTCTCGCTGGAGCAACTGCGCGCCGAGCACCCGCTGTTCGCCAGCGTGGTCGACGCCGACACGGGCGAGGTGCGCCCCCTCTCCGAGTCGGCCTGCGCCCGTGCCCTGCGCCAGTACGCGCTGCACCCCGACCAGCTCAACGCCCCCGCGCCAGTGCAGGCACTTGCCAGCGACCACCCGAACGACGTGTGGCAGATAGACGCGTCGATTTCCACCTTGTTTTATGTGCCCGACGGCGGCGTGGCCGACATGGACAAGGCCGTCTACTACAAGAACAAGCCCGGGAACTTCGAGAAGATCAAGCGCCAGCGCCTCACGCGCTACGTGCTGACCGACCATTGCAGCGGCGCCATCTTCGTGCACTACGTGGCCGGGGGCGAGAGCACGGTGAACATGGCCGAGGCGTTTTTAGCTGCCATACAGCCGCGCCCCGAGCAGCAGATGCACGGCGTGCCTTTCCATTTGATGATGGACCCCGGCAGCGCCGGTGTGGGCGGCGCCTTTGGCAACCTGATGCGTCGCCTGCAGGTGACCCCGGTGGTCAACCAGGCGGGCAATGCCCGCGCCAAGGGCCAGGTGGAAAACGCCCACAACCTGGTCGAGACCAATTTCGAGAGCGGCTTCAAGTTCACCGACGTGCCCTGCATTGACTGGATCAATGAGAAGGCGCAGATGTGGATGCGCTACTACAACAGCGTGCGCGTGCACGGCCGCCATGGCCTCACGCGCTGGGCCAAGTGGATGGAGATCACCCAGCAGCAGCTGCGCCTGGTCGATGCCGCCCTGGCGCGCCAACTGCTCACCCACGCGCCCGAAACCCCCAAGGTGGACCGCGAGCTGTGCGTGCGCTTTGCTGGCCGCGTGTGGAGCCTGCAGGGCGTCGAAGGCGTCATGGTGGGCGAGAAGGTGGCGGTCACCTACAACCCGTTTGACCAGGCCACCGCCTACCTGGTGCAGCACGATGCCGATGGGCGCGAGCTGCTGGTGCCCGTGCCCGAGGTGCAAGAAGGTGCACACGGCTTTGCAGCGGGCGCCGCGCGCATTGGCCGCGAAATGAAGTCGCTGCCCGACACCCTGGCCATGACGAACCGCAAGCTGGTCGAGCGCCTGGCCATGGGCGCCGACACCGACGAAGCCGCTGCCGCCGCCCGCAAGGCCAAGGCGCTGCCCTTTGGTGGCACACACGACCCCTACAAGCACCACGAGCAGGCGCTGCCCGCCGCCGCCATGCTGCCGCGCCGGGGTACGGAACTGCCAGCAATCACCCGCGTGGCGCAGGCCGAGCCCGAGCTGCTCAACCATTTCGCGGTCGCCAAGCTGCTCATCGCAAAAGGCGTGGCGATGTCGCCCGAGCTGCTGGCAACGATCAAGAACCTGCACCCGGCTGGCGTGCCAGAGGGCGATGTTGACGCGCTGGCCGAGCGCCTGGTGGTGCGCACCGGCCTGCGCGTGGTCGCCGGAGGTGCGGCATGAGTACGACCACCATGGCAACCACCCCCTTGCTCGCCCTGGCATCTGTGCTGGCGCAGCTTGGCATGAGCCAGAGCGAGCTGGCACGCGCCAGCGGCCTGAGCCAGCCCGCCGTGAACCGCCTGGTGCGCCTGGGCCAGTGGCCTGCGCGCGGCCAGGCGGCAGCACGTACCCGCATTGAAAGCGCCCTGCGCAGCGCCGGTGCGCGCGGCGCGCAGATCACCGCCGTGTTTGCGCACGGCAAAAAGCAGTTGGCCCCGGCGTGCTTGCAACACGCCGAGGCCGCCCCCGTGAATGCAGAACCAACCGAACCCAAGGAGGAAGAGCCCATGTTACTCAAGAACGAAACCCTGACCCCCGCCGCGCGCACGCACTTCAAGCTCAAGCGCAACCCCTTCGTGGACGACATTCAAAGCCGTGCCGACGTGTTTGCCAGCCAGAACGGGCGCTACGTGCGCGCCGCCTTGTGGGAGTGCGCACAGAACCACGGCTTTGTGGCCATCATTGGCGAGAGCGGCAGCGGCAAGACCACGCTGCGCGAAGACCTGCAAGAGCGAATTCGCGAAGAACGCAAGCCGGTGGTGCTCATCCAGCCCTACGCGCGGGCCAGGGCGCGGGCCAGCGGCAACCCCATGCAGCCCACCCACATTGAGGCCGCCATGTTCCGCGCCCTGGGCGCAGGCGTGCCCCGCAAGAGCAACCCCGACGACCGCAGCGCGCAAATCAATGCGCTGCTGGCGGCCAGCCTGACGGCGGGCTATACCCACCTGCTGCTGATCGAAGAGGCGCACCGCTTGCCGGTGGACACGCTCAAGCAGCTCAAGAATTTTATGGAAATGAAGCACGGCATGCGCCGCCTGTTGGGCGTGGCCCTGATCGGCCAACCCGAGCTGCGCGACCTGCTGACCGAGCGCAACGCCGAGGTGCGCGAGATTGTGCAGCGCTGCGAACAAATCACCATGGAGCCGCTGGACGCCGATCTGGAGGGCTACCTGACCCACAAGCTGGAGCGCGCGGGGGTGAAGCTGGCCGACGTGCTGGAGCACGATGCGCTGGACGCCATCCGCGCCCGCCTGATCAGCATGCCGCGCGGTGGCCGCGTCAGCGATGCAGTCAGTGTGTGTTACCCGTTGGTAGTGAACAACCTGGTGTGCCGTGCCCTGAATGCTGCGGCTGCCGTGGGCTTCCCCAAGGTAGACGCACAAGTGATTGCGGGGTGCTGAGCCATGGCCATCTACCGCATCAAGATCACCATGGGCGACGGCTCCAGGGGCCGTTACACCGGCCTGTTTGCCGACGGCTTCGAGGCCATCGTGCAGACCCTGGCCGACTTCCCCGACGCGCGCAGCGTGGCCGCCATGTTCGTGCGGAGGTCTGTATGAGCGCCGCCCGCACCAAGCCCGCCCGCACCTGCGCCGAGCTGGGCGTGTGCCATGGCCGCCCCACCTTGGGCTGCACCTGCAGCCCAAGCCACCACGCCCGCGCGGCGCTGCCCCCGGATGGCTTCTTCTTCGCGCCCGGCGCCATCGAGGGTGGCGGCCCGCGCAAGCGCCGCTGGCTGCACGCCAGCACGGTGGATGCCATCGGCCGCGCCGTGCTGGCTGCTGCCGCGTGCGCGGCACTGGCCGCAGCCATCGGCTTCTCTGCCGGCTGGCTCAGCGTGAAAGGCCCTTTGCTGTGACCAAACCCCAAGAGTCCATGGCATGCCCCGCATGCGGCAGCGAGCTCTCGCTTGAGCACCTGCTGGGCAGCGCCGACGACGAACGCGCCTTTGCCCGCCTGGTGGCGCTCAGCGTGCCGCTGGCGCACCTGGTGGTGCGCTACATCGCGCTTTTCGCGCCGCCGAAGCAGCGCCTGACGCTGCGCAAGAAGGTGCGGCTGATCGCGCAGATCCTGCCCGACCTGCAGCGCGGTGCCATCACGCACAAGGGGCGCGACTGGGCTGCGCCGCAGGCCGCCTGGGCGCAGGGCATTGACCAAATGCTGGGCGCACGCGACGCCGGCCGGCTCGACCTGCCCATGGCCGGGCACGGCTACCTGTACGCCATCCTGGCGGGCATGGCCGACAAGGCCGAGGCAACGCAAGAGCAGCAGCGCGAGCAGGCCCAGCGTTTGCGCCAGCAGTCTGGCCCGGTGCAGGTGCGCGGCCAGGCCGTGGCGGTGGGCGACGTGCTCGCCGCTGCCCCGGCCGGGCGCGACCCGGCATTGGCCGCCCTGGACGCCGCCACCCGCAACGCTGCCCCCATGCCCGCAGACGTGCGCCAGCGCCTGGCTGCGCTGCGCGCTGCGGCACCAGCACAACCCCAAAAAGGCGAACAGCCATGAGCACGAACAACCTCACAAGCAAACTCTCACACGTCAGCTTCGAGCTGCTCGACCACCTGCGCGCCCACGGCCCGGCCACGGCCGAAGCGCTGCACGCGGTGCTCTCACCCGGCCGGCCCCACATGCGCCTGCGCGACACCGCCCTGCGGCTCAAGCGCCTGGAGGCCCTGAGCTGGCTCTACAGCGAGGTGGGCAATGACGGTGCATGCCGCTGGCATGCGCTGGCCATCACGCCGACCACGGCCCGCCCAGCGCCCCGGCCCAAGCCCTATGTCGGCGAGGTGGCGCCGCCGCGCCGTATCGACTTGATGGGCTCCACGTGGGAGCCGCCCGCTGGCCCGGCCCTGCGCCCTGGTGCATTCGACTACCAGCGCTGCGCCAGCCGTGGCGTGCGCTGCTGAAGGAGCTTGCCATGCTGACCACCCACGCAACCGAAGCGGCCCGTGCCGAGCACATCGCCGAAGTCACCGAGCTGACGCACGTGCTGCTTGACATCGTGACTGAGCAGCGCACCCACCGCATCGCGCTGGAGGCGCTCATTGCTGCCTTTACAGCCGTGGCCGTGGCCCACCCCTGCTGCACGCAGCAGGCCGCGCACACGGCCCGCCAAGTTGCCGCGCTGATTGAAGCCGCCCCTGTGCCCCAGGGCGCAACCCACTAACAAAGGAGCCGCAACCATGGCCACCCGCATCAAAAGCAAAACCCTTCTCGCCGTGCCGCAGAGCAAGAACGACTGCGCCGAGTCCATCCGCACCATTGGCGACCTGCAGCGCGAGTTCGAGCGCCAGCGCGCCGCCATGAACGACGCCATTGCCGCCATCACGCAGCAGCACCAGCCGGTGCTGGCCGAACTGTCGCAGCGCCTCGAAGCGCTGCAGGCCGGCGTGCAAGCCTGGTGCGAAGCGCACCGCGTCGAACTGTGCGGCGAAGCCGACAAGCTTGGCAAGACGGCCAACCTGGTCACAGGCGAAGTGAGCTGGCGCGTGCGCCCGCCCAGCGTGTCGATCCGGGGGTTGGACTCAGTGCTGGAGACCCTCAAACGCATGGGCCTGACCCGCTTCGTGCGCAGCCGCGACGAGCCGAACAAGGAAGCCATGCTGAACGAGCCCGACGCGGTGCGCGGCATTGCGGGCATCACCATCGTGACGGGGGTTGAAGACTTCATCGTGTCGCCGTTCGAGGCGAAGGCGGAAGTGGCATGAGCAAGCCCGCAATGCTGCAGATCAATGCGCGCGGCTCCTGGCGCAATGTGTGCGAGTTCGACGTCGCTGATCGGGACGCGACGGATCGGATCATGGAAGCCGCTGCTGTCCTGGCTACCTACAGCATCGACAAGCCCACTGTGCGCGTCGTCAAGGACGAGGCTGGGTACGCCATGCCCCTGATGCGCTGGTCCCCGGACCTCGGCTGGAGGAAGGCATGACTACCGCCCACATCGCAACCATCCCCGACGTTATCCGCGCGGTGATCTCGTCCGATGAGGGTGCAGACCTCATCGCAAGTCACGCTGGCGCTGCCGTGCAGATTGCGCTGGTCACCGTCATCGGCCTGCACTGCCTCGGCGACCGCACCCTGGACATCGACCTGGGCAACGGGCACTTCCTGCACTGCAGTTTGAAGCGATCCATTCAATGAACCCACACGCGCAGCCGGTCGCCTGGGGCGCGACAGGCCGGCGTGGCAAGCGGAGGGTGCCACGGCCTTTATCCATCGGGCTGCAACTTCCGCAGGTAGCGCGTGCCGCCGTGCTGATGCCTAACCATCACCACGGTCCTCCAGCCCCGCAAGGGGAAAGGCGCGGAACTACCCGGTTTGTCGGTGTCCGAGAACACCGGCACTTATTTACCTGGAGCAACTATGTTCAAGAATCTGATCGTCTATCGCATCGCATCCCCACTCGCCACACTTGACCAGGTCGAGCAGGCCTTGGCTAAAGCCATGTTCGCGCCCTGCGGTGCCGCGCAAGAGCGCTCGGTCGGTTGGATGCCGCCGCGTGGCGATGCGCACGGGCCGCTTGCCGAATCGGTGGCCGGCCAGTGGGTGCTGCGCTTTGTGACGGAGGCCAAGGTTGTGCCGGGTTCGGTAGTCGCGCGGCGCGTACTTGAAAAAGCCGATCGCATTGAGCAGGAGACCGGCCGCAAGCCAGGCAAGAAGGAAACACGCGAGCTCAAGGACGAAGCCTTGCTCGACCTTCTGCCGATGGCCTTTACCCAGCTTGGCGCGATGTGGGTCTGGATCGACCCGGCTGCACGCACTTTGGTGCTCGATACCAGCAGCCAGGCGCGCGCCGACGAAGTGGTCACCCTGCTGACCGAGGCGCTGCCGGGCGTGGCCTTGGCACTGCTGCACACCCAGTACAACCCGCAAGCCGCCATGGCGCACTGGTTGTCCACGCAGGAACCGCCGACCGGGTTCAGCATTGACCGTGAATGCGAACTCAAGGCCGCCGACGAGTCCAAGGCCGTCGTGAAGTACGGCCGCCACCCGCTCGACATCGAGGAAGTGCAGCAACACATCCAGCACGGCAAGCTGCCTACCAAATTGGCTCTGACCTGGGACGACCGGGTGTCGTTCGTGCTGACCGATGGTCTGCAGCTCAAGAAGATTGCTTTCCTCGACACGGTGTTCGAGAACAACGCGGCAGACGACGGCGGCTTCGATGCCGATATCGCCATTGCAACGGGCGAACTCGCAAAGCTGATTCCCGACCTGGTGGCAGCGCTCGGCGGTGAAGGGAAGGCGTGATGCCGCGCATGTCCCCCGCAACCCCTATTCAAATCTATTCCTTGGGGCCTTGCCGGGCCTGCTGGGCGCTTGCATAAGCATCGGCCCGCCTTGCTCCCGAAAACGCCTTGTAGCCCCGCAAATCGCCCCGCCCAAAAACAGGACCACGCCATGGCCAACCAAACCGCCTCCATTCACATCGAGACCGCCGCGGCCGTGGCCGGCATGCTGGGCGCTGCGCTACTGGCTCTGCGCCTGCACCCGGGCCTGGGTTTTGCGGCGTTCCTAGTCAGCAATATCGGCTGGCTGGTGTTCGGTGCGAGCCACAAGCACTGGCGCCTGTTTGCGCAGCAGTGCGTGTTCTTGCTCACCAGCCTGGTGGGTTTGTGGAACTGGTGGCTGGCGCCGCTGCTGGCCGCTTGAAAGGAATCTTTGCCATGGCCAACCATACCGCCGCGATCCACGTGCTCAAGGCCAGGCTGCAGCTGCAGGATGGCGACTACCGCGCACTGCTCATGCAGCTCACCGGCAAGGCCAGCAGCAAGGGCATGACGGCCACCGAACAGCACCAGGTGCGCGAGCACCTGCAGCGCCTTGCCGAGCGCATGGGCGTGGCTGCACCGACAACACGCCGCCGCCCGCTGACGCGCGAGCAATTCGACCAGGTCAAAAAGCAAGCCAGCCCGCGCGAGCGCAAGGTGTGGGCGCTGTGGAACCAACTGGCGCGCGACGGCGTGCTGCACAACCCCAGTCGCGCCGCGCTCAACGCCTGGGTGGAGCGCACGGTGCATGTGAGTGCGCTGGGCTTTGCCACTGCGCCGCAGCTCGACGCTTGCATTGAGGGCCTGAAAGCGATGCAAGCGCGCGGGCCGGCCCAGTAACCCGAAGCAGCGAGGTAAAGCATGCCCCCCAAAAAGTACATGACGGCCGCCGAAGCGGCTGTGCTCGAAGCCCAGTTGCCCGCAGGATTGACAGAGGAAATGCGTGACGTGGCGCTGTGCCTGTACGAAGCCATGGCCCTGACGGATTCGCGCGTGGGCCAGGCGAAGCCCGATGCGGGTTGGACGAAGGTGCTGGTAGCCATGGCCCGCGTGGCGGCCATTCAGTTGCAGCACCTGGCGGTGCAAAAGGGTGGCAAAGCCATTTACCTGGCCAAGGGCCTGGCCGCATTCTTGACGGCGCGCGACTTGCAAATGTGCGCCGATTTTCGGGGCAACAACTACGACGAGCTCGCGAAAAAGTACGATCTGACGGAGATGCGCGTGCGCCAGATCGTGAGCGCGTGGCGCGATGAGCAGTACCGCCTGCGCCAGGGGCGCTTGCCTGGCCTGGACGACGCCGACACCGACGCCGACACCGACGCCGACACCGGCACCGGCGCCGGCACCGAGTAGCCGGCCGCGCTGGCGTGCAACGCGACCAGCGCATTTAGTAAAACGCTTTACTTCTCCCGCGAAGATGCTCGCCTCAATCATGGCGGCATGCATCGCACAGTCCCCCGCCTTTCTACCCTTGCGTGTGCCATTGCCATTGCGGCGTGTGCGTTCGACGCTGCCGCTACGGCCCCGGCCGTTGCAGGCGTTGCCGGAACAGGCCGGGTGCTGCTGCAGCTCACCCCCGCACAAGACTTTACGCCCGCCGACGGGCGCGAAATGGATGTGCCCGCCTGGCGCATTGACCACACCATTGCGGACCGCGTGATCGCCGCGTTCAACGCGCAGCAGCCCCCCGTCATCGACTATGAGCACCAGACGCTGCACAAGGAAGCCAACGGCCAGCCTGCGCCGGCCGCAGGCTGGATGCACGGCCTGCGCTGGGTTGAAGGCCGTGGCCTTTACGCCGAAGTGGAGCTGACCGAGCGTGCCCGCGAGCTGGTGAAGGCTGGTGAGTACCGCTACTTCTCGCCGGTGTTTGAGTACGCCCGCGCCACCGGCGAGATCGTGCGCATCTTGATGGGTGCGCTCACCAACCACCCCGCAATTGCAGGCATGGAGGGCGTGAGCCTGACCGCTGCCGCGACAGCCCGTTTTTTGCCCCCTTATCACCCACCGGAGACCACAGTGACCCTGCTGGAAAAACTGCTGGCGGCCATTGGCCTGCCTGCCACCACCACCGAAGACGCGGCCGTTGCCGCGTGCACCGCCATCAAGGCCCAAGCCGAAGCGGCGCGCGCCGCTCTGCAGCTTGGCGGCGACGCCAGTGCCGAGACCGTAACGGCTGCGTGCACCAGCTTGCGCACGGCTGCTGCAAGCGCTACGCCCGACCCGGCCAAGTTCGTGCCCGTGTCCGTGGTCGAAGAGCTCAAGACCAGCGTGGCCGCGCTGACCGCCCAGACCGCCGAGCGCCAGGTGGAAGACCTGGTGGCGCCCGCCCTGGCGGACGGCCGCCTGCTGCCTGCGCAGGAGGCTTGGGCGCGCGACCTGGGCAAGACCAATGTGGCTGCGCTGACCCAGTACCTCAAGACGGCCCAGCCCATTGCCGCCCTGACCAACACCCAGACGGGCGGCAAGCCGCCGCCTGCCGCTGGCGATGCCGAGCACGGCCTGACCAAGGACGAGCTGGCCGTGGCCGCCGCCTGCGGCATGACGCCCGAGGCCTACGCCAAGGGCAAGGCCTGACGCGCCACCACCACAACCGGAGCCGATATGACTGCTTTAGCCAAAGACCGACCCACCCCCCAGCGTGCTGGGAATCTGGTGACCGACCCCCTTGTCGCTGCGGTGACGATTTTCGCGGGGAGCATGTACGTCCTCGATGCCGCGGGGGATGCGACGCCCGCCACGGCCGCCGCCACCACGCCGGTGCGGGCGGTGGCCCGCAAACGTGCGGTGCAGGCCGATGGCGATGTCGTGGAGGGGGCGGTTGGCGTCTTCTGCTTCGACAACAGCGCTGCGGCGGCCGCCATTGCGCGCACCGAGATTGGCGCCGTGTGCTACGCGGCCGACGATCAGACCGTCAAGAAGACCGGCACCTGCGCAGCCGGTACCGTCGTTGACGTGGACGACAGCGGCGTGTGGGTGCGCGTAGGCGCCTGAATTTTTCAAGGACGAAACACATCATGGATATCAACAACGCGAACCTGAAGCTGTTGTACGCAGCCTTCAATGGCGCCTTCAAGGCGGGTCTGGGCCAGGCGGCCAGCCAGTACGGCCAAATTGCCACCGTGGTGCCCAGCACCACCGGCAGCGAGGAGTACGGCTGGCTGGGGCAGCTGCCCGGCCTGCGCGAGTGGCTTGGCGACCGGGTGGTGCATGCGATTGGCAACCATGGCTACACCATCAAGAACAAGCCCTTTGAGCTGACGGTGGGCGTGCCGCGCACGGCGATTGAAGACGACCAGTACGGTGTGTACACGCCGCTGATGACCGAGATGGGGCGCGCCGCCGATGCGCACCCAGACCAGCTCGTGTTCAGCCTGCTCAAGGACGGCCGCACAGCGCTGTGCTATGACGGCCAGCCCTTCTTCTCCACCTCCCACAAGGTGCTCAATGAAAAGGGCAAGGAAGTCAATACGTCGAATCTGTCGGACGATGGCGGCGCGGGTGCAAGCTGGTATGTACTTGAGACGCGCCGCGCGCTCAAGCCGCTGATTTTCCAGAACCGCAAGAGCCCGAACTTTGTGGCAAAAACGGCCGAGACCGACGAGAACGTGTTCAATGCTGGGCAGTTCGTCTACGGTGTGGACGCGCGGCGCAATGCAGGCTTTGGCTTCTGGCAGTTGGCGCATGGCAGCAACAAAGCGCTGACGGCGGACAACCTCAAGGCCGCGATCACCGCCATGGAAACGCAGACCGGCGACCATGGCCGCCCGCTGGGCATCTCGCCCAACCTGCTGGTGGTGCCCAAGTCGCTGCGCTTCACGGCCAAGCGTCTGCTCGAAGCCGAGCTGGTCAACGATGGCGGCGTGCAGGTGAGCAATGACGTCGCAGGTTCGCTGGACCTGTTGATTGCCGACTGGCTGTAAGCAGCCACCGCCGCCATGCCCTACATCACGCGCGCAGACCTGGCCGACAGCCCCGGAGCCCTGGAGCTGTCGCAGGTGGCCAGCGACGAGCACCGTCCGCAGGTGCTTGCCGAGCTGCTGGACGCCTGGCTGCGCGGCGCCGATGTGAGCGCCTGGCCTCCCGGAGAGATTGCAGCGGCTGAGCGCGCGGCGGCGCGCATTGACACAGCGGTGCGCGATGCCGGTTCGCTGATCGATGGCTACCTGGCCAAGCGCGGGTATGCGTTGCCGCTTTTCCCGGTGCCGCCCCTTGTCAGCGTATGGGCGCGCGCCATTGCACGTTTTTTGTTGCACAAGGACCGCACGCAGCTAGAGAGTAAAGACCCGATTGCGCGCGGCTACACCGACGCCGTGCGCCTGCTTCAGCAAACGGCAGATGGCAAGTTCAGTCTTGGCGTTGCGGACAGCGTGGCCGTTGACAAGACGGATGCGCGGTTTTCATCGCCGCCCAGTGTGTTTGGGCGCAGCGAGTTGAAGGCGTTTCGATGAACTTTGAGCCGTTCGATGTGGGCCTGATCGTGAGCCGCCTGCAGCAGCTGGTGCCCGAGCTGCAGTCCGTGGGCAGTGCGGCCGACTATGCCGCCGTGAAAGAGCTGCGCGGGTTTCGCACGCCCAGCGCCTATGTGATTTTTTCTGAAGAGACCAACACCGGAAAGATTCCCGCCAGCGTGGGCGTCACGTCGCAAGAGGCGGTGGTGGACGTTGGCGTGGTGCTGGCGCTGCGCAACTACGGCGATCAACGAGGCGAGCGCATGGCAGACCCGGCGCGCCGCTTGATTGGCCTGGTGCGCACCGCACTGATCGGCCACAAGCCGGGCAAGGCCGCGCGCGTGGTGGGCTGGGTGTCCGGCAAGGTGCTGGACTACGACGCCAGCGTGCTGCTGTTTGCAGATTTGTACCAGGTGCACTACCTGCTGCACAAGGAGTGATAGAGATGGCTGTAACGAATTTGCTGGCGGCGGGAAGCGAGGAAGCGACCAGCGCCACCTTCACGCTCGAAGGCGGCGCCACCATGACGCTGGCCGGCGCGGCGCGTCCGGCTGGGGCCACTTATTGGCGTGTGGACGTCGAGCGGCAGTTTTCTGATGGCGAATGGGAAAGCGTGGGCCAGTTGCGCTGGGACATGCGCATGCTGACGCTGTATGGCGACGGCACCTACCGCCTGCGCCGCCTGGCCGGTGGCGGCTGCCTGGTGGACGGCGCGTTGTCCTGAGACCGGGAGCAATCGATGTACATGCAACCCTGGAATGTGGCGGCGCTGCGCGGCCCGGTGGCCGCAGGCGCCCTTGCCGATGCGGCCGGCACCCTGGCCGGCGGCCCGTGCCTTCAAAAGACCGGCGCCGGCACGCTGCAACTGCGCGCCGGCACGCAAGTGGAAGTGGGCGGGCGCCTGCTGCGCTTTACCGCCGCCAAGGCGGTGGAGATGCCGGCACTGGTGGCGGGCTCGGACTACGCGGTTTGGATTGCCGCCACCGGTGCGGTGCAGGCCAGCAGCAACTTCGTGGCTGCGCCTGGTGCCGGCACTTGGCGCCTGATTGGCGGCTTTCACTACGCGCCGGGCGGCAATGCGCCGGCCCGTGCGGGTGGCGACGCCGTGCCAGCCATCAACGAATACAGCATTTGGGACGCCAAGTGGCGCCCCGCCTGCGCGGACCCGCGCGGCATGGCGCTGGTGGCGGGGCGCTTCTGGGCCGACATTTACCTGTGCGGCGTGAACCACAACCTGGACGGCACCAGCAAATTCAACGTGACGATCGCCGATGGAGGGAGCCTGCCCAAAGTGCCGCTGGCTTTTGGCGGCAATGGCACCACCGCCTACGCCACTTGCGACTGGTGGACGGCAGGCGAGGTGCTGACCGCGTACGGCAAGCGGCTGCCGAGCTATCCCGAATTTGCTGCCTTGGCTTTTGGCAGCACCGAGGCCAGTGGGGCTGGCACGGACCCGGTCAGCACGATCTTGCGCGCTGCCTATACCAGCCGCTGGGGCGTGATGCTTGCCACGGGAAACATGTGGACGTGGGGCTTGCCCCAGGGCGGCGGCCAGGGAGCAGCCGCGTATACGGCCAACACCGGCGGGCGCGGCAGCACGTATCTGTTGCCGAACGCCGTGCTGTTCGGGGGCTACTGGGGCGACGGCGCGACCTGCGGTTCGCGCGCGTCGATCTGGGGCAACTCGCCCGCGCTCTCGTACGTGGGCGTCGGGGTGCGCGGCGTCTGTGACCACTTGAGGCTTGCCTGAGGCGGCGCAAGCCGCCGATGGAGTTTGGCATGGAGCCAGAAAAGGAAGTGGTGCAGAGCTACGAGCAGATGGCCATCGTAGAGAAGTACGAGACGGCGATCGCCTATCTGTACCCGGTGGCGCAGAACCTGCCGCGCCGGCATGGCGTGGCACGGGAAATGTTTTTGGAGTGCCTGCTAGGGCAGGTGCAATTGTTTGTGGAGGCGGGGAAGTCTGGACAGATTTCGCGCTTGTACGTCGCAGATGCGGGACTGGCGCAGCTGCGATTTTGGCTGCGGTTTTTGACTAGCAAGGCAGTGCGCGGCATGACGCCGCACCAGGAGCAAACAGCGCAGGTGCTGCTTGCCGAGGTGGGGCGGCTGCTTGGCGGCTGGATTGCGGGGCAAAAACGCAGGGGGCAACATGGGTAAATTCGCCGTGCTTTTCGGGGGCAACTGGGACAACGGCGCGAACTGCGGTTCGCGCGCGTCGATCTGGAACAACTCGCCCGCGAACTCGAACGTGAACATCGGGGTGCGCGGCGTCTGTGAGGACGAGGATTGCATGCTTTTTGCGCTCTGCCGCCGCTACGGCCCGGCAGGCCGGCCGCTTGCCTTGTGGTCAGCCGTGTTGTCCTGCTTCGGCAAACACCCTTGGGGGTCTGGTAGAGCGCCTAGTAGCCACCGTGGTGTGGTGAACGGCGCGGCCAGCTTGTGCAATGCCTAAGCGCCACAGCCACCTTATCGAGCGCATTGCCGACATGGGCAACCTGCGCGAGGCCTATGCCAAGGCAACGCGCGGCAAGCGCCAGACGCGCGGCTACCTGGAGTTCAAGGAGTACGCGCAGGCCAACCTGCACACGATGCACGAGCGCATGCTGGGCGGCGCATGGGTGCAGGGCGCCGGCCGGTGCTTCACCGTGCGCGAGCCCAAGCACAGGCTGATCACCGCGCTGCCGTTTGCGGACCGCGTTGCGCAGCATGCGCTGGTGAATGTGGTGGGGCCCATCTTCGAGGCCGCTCTGCTGCCCAGCACCTTTGCTTGCCGCGCCGGCATGGGCACGCACGCGGGGGTGCGCCACGTGCAGGCGGGCCTACGGCACACCGGCGCCACGCATTTCCTCAAGACCGATTTCCGCGGGTTCTTCGCCTCGATAGACCGTGCGCGCCTGCACCGGTTGATAGAGCGGCGCATCAAATGCCGGCCGACGCTGGAGCTGATCGGGCAGATGGTGCCGCGCAGCGGCTGCGGCCTGCCCATCGGTAGCCTGACGAGCCAGCTGTTTGCCAACGTGTACGGCGGGGTGGTGGACCGGTTCATCCATTTCGAGCTCGGCGCCGGGGTGTGGGCGCGCTACATGGACGACATCGTCGTGCTCTCGGCCAATCCTTACGAGCTGCGCGAGTGGTTCGGTCGCATCGAGAGCTTTAGCGCCCAGCGCCTGGGGCTGCAGATAAGCCGCTGGCAAGTCTCGCCCGTGGCGCACGGCATCAACTTTCTCGGCTTTCGCATCTGGCCGCGCCACAAGCTGCTGCGCAAGGCTTCTGTGGTGCGAGCGAAGCGAACCATTGCGCGCCGCGTGCGCATGGGCGACCACGCAGGTCTGGCGCGCTTTGTGGCGGCATGGAGCGGCCACGCCAGGCACGCCGACACCTGCAATTTATTTAACCACCTGGAGGGGCGCTATGGCGTTCGATTGCATCAACAGCCGCGCTGACCTGGACGCGCTGGAGGGCCAGCCGGAGCACGCACAAGTGATGGCGGCGCTTGCGGCCACGCTGTGGCGCCTGGAGCGCGACGACGAGGCGCAGACCTGGCGGGCGGTGAAGGACGACAGCGTCATCGCGCGCTGGGGGTTCAAACGCAGCGACTTCAAGGGCGCGAAGGCGCCTGAGCTGCCGCCCTATGTGGCGCCAGAAGTGCCGGCGCCAGCGCCTGTTTCCATGCGCCAGGCGCGCCTGGCGCTGCTGGAGGCGGGAGTGCTCGACGCGGTGCAGCCGGCGCTTGACGCGATACCCGATGCCCAGACGCGCCGCGCCGCACAGATTGAATGGGAGAGCGCGCAAGAGGTGCGCTTTGAGAGCCCCCTGGTGCAGATGCTGGCTAACGCGCTGCAACTGGGGGACGAGCCGCTGCGCGCCCTATTTGAGCGCGCCCGTGTTTTGTGAAAAGGTTTTTTCAAGGAGTGTTGACATGAGCAAACAGGCAATTGAATTGCTGCGGCCGCACCGCCATGCCGGGCGCGACTACCAGCCGGGCCAGGTGCTGCGCCTGCCGGTGCACAAGGCCGACTGGCTGGTCGCCAAGGGCGTGGCGAAAGACGCGGCCAAGGCGCCACCCGCACCGGTGCAGGCGGGCGCCCCGCTGGACAAGCCGGCGGCGCCCGCCAAAGCCAAGTAACTACCAACAAGGAGTAATGCGCAATGACGATCGCATCCAAAAGCATGATCTGGAACGGGCAAGGCCCGGTCCACATCGGCACCTACGACCCGGTCAACGGCCGCCCTGAGATGGGCTTTTTGACCAACCTCTATAGCGTGGGCTGCGGCAACCGCAAGCTGACGGTGACGCCGGCGCGCGAGACCACGACGATCAAGGAAAGCTGCTCGGGTCAGCGCTTGACGCTCAAAGAGATGGAGACGGGAAAGAGCCTGGCGGTGGGCCTGGAGATGGTGCAGTTCGACAGCCGCACCCTTGCCTCGGCCTTCTACGGCGCGGCTGTCGTCAAAGCAGCGGGCACCGTGACGGACGAAGTGCTGGCCGAGCTGCAGCCGGGTGACTATTTCTTCCTGAAGAACCCGCGCAGCTCCAGCGTGGTGATCGAGGACGACGCCGCGGCAGCCTATGTGGAGGGCACGCACTACGAGGTGTCGGACGCGGACCACAGCCGCTACCGGCTGCTGGAGCACCCAGCCGCCCACGTGGAGCCGATCAAGGTGGACTACGAGTACGCCGGGT